GGAATGAGAGTCTTTAGCAGACAGGATTTGGTCACGAATGGACACGGGTTACTCCTCAAGAGGTTTAGGACACAAAGGTCACGTTGTTGGTTGTTACGACCAAGTTCCTCGCGTTACAGCGCCAGTCACTTGGAGTTCTGCGGAGAAGGTTACTACGTCAGCGACAGGGCTGGACACTTCATACGAAGTGAGTAGTGCTTCTCCTGAATACTTAACGCGACCTGCTGTTGAGCCTTCTTTGCCGTATTCAAATGACACGCTGTCAATTGTTCCAGCCAAGAGTGCAGTCAGGATGCCTGAGAAGTGCGCGTCTGCTGTTGAGTCAAACTTGCCACCAAGAGAAATTGTCGCGTCTGACAATCCTGTGACGTAGGTCTTGGCGCTACCTGTAGAGCCAAATGTGGTTGTTTCGCCTGTCTCAATTGAGCGAGGCATTGATATTTCGTCTAGATACGCAGAAAGGTCAACAAGGGTGCCTGCTGAGTTATCCAATTTGAGTACCGCATTTTTACCGTGACGGAAAGCCATGATTGTTTCTCCTTAAATTCGTGAGAAGTTGATGTGGAATGTGATGCCACCCGTACCGGCAAGCGTGTGTGACGCACGAAGGTAACGGTTGACTGTGCCAGTGACGGCAATGCGCTCGTTTGCCAGCGCTGTTGTGCTGACTACGGTGAAAGTGACTAGGTCAGCCCATGTTGAGTTGTCAGCAGAATGCTGAACCTTAAACGTGGCGCCGGCGTTGTGAGAGTTTGAGGTGACGTGCAGAACTCCTGCACCACCGTTTGCTGAGGACGCTGAGTTGTCCAGAGCAGTTCCTGTTCCTGTTGTGGTGGCGCTTGTCAGGTCGCGAAGGCTGATGGCGTTGCCAATGCCTCCTGTGACTTGGGCTTCGGCGCTGACCGAGACAACGTCGGCTACAGGGCTAGAGATTTCGTACGAAGTTTCAATGGTGCTGGCTGACTTGACGCGCCTGCTGTGGGCGAGTCCTTCAGGGGCGATTGTGATGACAGCACCGTTTGCATCGCCAAGAAGGGTGGAGAGGACTTGGTCTGTGGCGTTTGCCTCACCGTCAAACATTCCACTCATTGAGATAGTTCCGTCAGCCAACCCAACAACGTAGGTCTTTGCATTGGTGCCGTAGGTGGTTGTCTCGCCTGTCTCAACCGATTGTGAAGCAGACGCCTCATTGAAATAAGACGATAGGTCGTAGTTACCGACCAGAACTTTTGTGTTCTTACCGTGACGGAATGGCATTATTCTTCTCCCTCAGTGGTGGGTTCGTCGTCTGTTTCAACGACTGCACCCTTTGCATCAACTGCTTCAATCAAACCCTGCTCGCGAAGCCACTTGATGGACTTTGCAGGAATGTCGTCAACTATCTCGCCGACTTCGGCACGACGCGTGGCGTATTCAACACCTACGAGCACTCTGTACTTTGCCATCCGACCCTCCGACCAGTTCTCAGACAGACGTGTCCCGAACTAACCCAAGACCACTATGGGTACGAATGAGGGGTCGGAGACACGACGGTCACGTTTGTTGGCAGGTTATCAGTGTTGACAACAGGTGCAAGACTTTACCGTGGTGGACTTGTCGCGCGCGTGCGAAGCCACATCCATGACACGGAACAGCATCTCTTGTTCGGCGCCGTGAACGACCAGACGTCGGAGTAGGTACACCACTTCATCAAAGAAGGCTGGTGAGAGAACGGTGGATGGTGGTGCGTCAATAATTGTCATAGGGCTGGCAATAGTGACACACCACCTGAACCGTAGGAGGATTTAGAAACCCCAGTGACCAAGCCCTCCGTCACCGTAGAGCGCTTTCACCATTTTGATGTTGCACTCAACGGTCAGCAAAACTTCCATGTCGCCCAAAGGCGAATTGCAGGTTTGAGCCGTCAGCGTTTTCCACGTTGAGTTGATTTGCCAAACCCCAGAGTCATATGAGGAGATGGCAGAGCACTTCTTGTAAACAGACCTATGGGCAAGTTTGCAGTTCTCTTCTGACTTGCCTTTCTTGTAGTTCCAGCCGATTGCTTTTGGCGTGCATCGTGACTCGCGGTAGGCGATGTAACTCCACACGGCAGTTGGCTTCAGACCAGCCTTTCTGATGGCTGGCTCCAGTTTGGGGCAACGATAGGTTTTGTCCCGAGGGATGGAGATGGTTTCTCCGTCAACCTGAAGGGTGACCCACTTTGGCTTGAAAGGCGCCTGTGTGGGCTTGAGAGAGGCTTTCCTGACCACGGCGGTTGTGGTGGTTGGTTCGGCTAGAAAGAGCCGTACGGGGCGAGGTAGTCGCGCCATGTCCATCTGGACGGTTGAGGTAGTGGTTGATAGGGCAGTGGGCTGGTTGTCAGCCCCTAAATGAAACACGATGCCGAGTAGGGCAAACGCGAGAATCCAACGTTTTATCATTGTGGAGGTTTTCCTTCTTGTGGTAGTTGTAGGCGGTCTTTATTGACCGTAAGAATCGCTCCTGAAGCCATTGTTATTTTGGCTTTCGGGCGAGTCACGTCCCACGCGAGTAGCGTGACGATTTTGGTGTTGTCTAGTGTCACCTCCCCTCGTGAGGATGCATGGCGAATCATCGCGAGTTCATTATCGGAAACGACGGTCAGGTCAAGGACATCTGCGTCAACACGGTGGGCTGGTGCTTTGCCACCGTAGAGAGCAACTCTAGCCTCTCCAACCTCTGGTTGAAAGTGGTAGCGGTATCGGTAGATGCCTAGATGCCCTTTGACGACAAACGGCGTGTTCCGAGGAAACGCCGTCCATGTCTCTAGGTGGGTGATGTGTTCGCTGTTGTTCATGGAGTCCTCGGCGGTGGCTACCGACCCTAGCAAAAGGGCGTCACCACACGCCGAGGTTCCCATGACTGGTGCAGTTTGGGGGTTCAGACGACTTGGGGGTTGTCGCCCTGCACCAGCAGGCTGTGGAGGAAAGCGTGACGAAGTCCAGCGCGTCGGGCGCAGGAGCCGTTCGCGTAGTTCATTTGCTTTGCCACTTCTACCCAATTGCCAACGGAAACGTAAGTTTCCCATGTGGTTTGGTCTCGTAGAAGTTGCTCCTCTTTACGGGAGATGGTTGGGGTTTGGGTTTCGCTCATTTGAGCCTCCTTGTTATTCGGGTTTGGGAGTGGATTGAGTATGACGGCTTTATTGACCGAGGTCAACCCTTTAGGCGACATCGGACGTTTCTTTAATCGCCTGAGTAGTTGTTGCTTTCGTAGGTCTCGCCCCATTCGCCACAACTGTCGCACTTGTGGAAGTTGGTAATGGCGTAGGTGCCAAGCACCGTGTTCATATTGTGAGTGATGGCACCAACCGCTGTCCATTTGTGGGTTGCGCGGACATTGCGAATGATGCGATTGATTTCGGCGTGCTCTCTGTAGAGGCGATTGACCCAGACCAGTTGCTTTTCGGAAAGGGCGCCTTTGTCCTTGAACTGTTGGGCAAGGCTCCGAGCGAACTCCCACTTGCCTGTGTTGACCGTGGCGAGGCGATTGCACTTTTGCTCCAAAGTTGCATCGTGGATGCTTTCCCATTCCTCTGGCAAGTCAGCCGAAGCGCACTGCGTGTTGCGCATCATGAAGGCGCGCGCTCGGCACGCCTCCCGACTCTGGTCTTCTGGTATTTCACCAGTTCGTTCGTTATGTATGGTTCTCATTGGTTTCTGCTTTCTGGTTGGTAGTGGAATCGGCGTGTGACGTTTCGGTTGTGGTTGTCAGTCCAGCGTGCTTCAAATTGCCCGTGACCAATGTCAACCAGTTCGGCGTTTGGAAGTGGGGCGATGATTTTCAAGAAGTATTTACCAGCGCATTTCTCTGCGAGGTCTTTCCTGCTGTGGCTGTGCATACAGCACATACTGGTGCGTCTGCCATTCAGGATGGCGATGGCACGCCATGAAGGTGCCGACGAATAGGTCGGTGCGTGTTCAACGCAGGTGCTGATGCTGTTCATTTGTATTTCTCCAATACGAAGTTGTAATTGTGCAGTTCCTTTAATTTGTCCAGTTCAGCCTGTAATGGCTTTCTGGCTTCTGTCAAAGCGTCCAGCGCGTCACCGTCAATTTCGGGTTGTTCCACAAGGACACTGATTTGTTGCCATGAATCCTCCAAAGCCTGAAGGATTACCTGAGCGCGTTGGCACGCCTCGTCAAAGCCTGCCTCCACCGCGATTTCCTCGGGCGTTTTGCATTGATGCGCCAACTGGAGCGTTTTGATGAGTTTGCCGTTGGCATTCCTGATTCCTGTTGCCTCGGCGTCGGTCAAGTAATACTTGCCAGCCTTGCTCGTTGCCCAGACAAGGTTGCCTTGCCCACACCTTTTGCAGTTGATGATTTTCATTTACTTTCCTTCTTTCTTTGAAGCGAACTCTGTGAGGGCTTTGAGGATTTTGTCGGCGAGGTCTTCGTCCTGACTGAAGCCGTAGTCAATGACACCCCAAAAGGCGTCTGCCAGTTCCATAACAATGCGCTCGTGGACTTGGTCGGCAACTGCCTTCTTTGTCTTGGCGCTGACATTCCAAACGCGCAACTCGCCGTCGCGACCGAGGGACTCAACGAAGGCGCTGTTGCTCAATCCGCAAATCGTCCAGTCGGCTGTCCACTCAATTCGCACAGGGTTGTCCACGTCCACACCAGACGCGCGCTTGGCGACGATGTGTTTGTGGTTGTTTGTCCATGTCGGGACTTCCTGCTTTGCAGGAACAAAGTCCACGCATTGCGCGACCAGTTCCACAAGGGCTTCATAGGTGATTGTTTCCATGCGCCCATCTTGCCGTGGGAACTAACCCCTAGTCAAGTCAATCGTTGACGTTCTGCGCCTTGCACCTTGTGCAGGTAATTGACCACGGACGGGTCACCATTTCAGCCAACAGGCGTTTACAGCGCCAACAGCGAGGCTTGGCGTCAGCACGCCCCGAACGCCCGTAGGGGTCGGGTGTGGGGCTGTCAGGGGCGTCTGAAGGGCTTGTATTCACAGGAACTCGCCACAACGCCCACAATAAGGCTGAACTTGGGAAAATGTCCCTGCTTCACGGCGGTCAGGCGACGGATGAAGGCATTTGCCATCCTCGGTAGTGACGGGCGTCACTTTCTGGGTCACCATTTTGCGAAGTTCGGCAACAGCGTTAGAAACGGCGTCCAGCCCATCAAGGATGGCTTGATAATCCACCTGTGGCTCGTCAGGCTCACCTGACCCGATGTGGTGCAGGATTGTGGAACGGACAACGCTCACGGCGTAATCCACGCTTGAAGGTCAAGCCCAAACATGGGTCGTTCCTTTTCATCGCGCCCCATTGGGTATGGGTCAGAGTCGGCAATGACACACATGAAATTGACTCCTGAAATCGTGACATCACGAATTGCCCCGAGGCTCGCGCGAACGGTCAGCAACTTGGCTCGGGCAGTTGGGTAGTCATCTCGGGACGCTCGGGCA